ACATTGTGTATAAACTCTGATGAGATTATACAAATTATTTTACAAAACACTTGACTTTTATTTTAAAGTTTTATATATTCGCAAAGTATTTTGTTTACTGTTATGTTATTGGTTATTGATTAGTTTGCAGGTAGGGGGTCTCATAGCCCCCTATTTGTTTTTAAAAAATTCACACAATGATTAGATGCCAAGCTGAAGAATGTTTTTGCACAGACTTTAATAGATCTTTTTGCAAACATTACAGAGAAGATAAAAAGGAAAAGAAGACTCTCCTCCAAAGAACCCCAATGAAAAGGGTTGAGTTTAAGAAGAAAAGGAAGTCTACAGGGGAGATGAAATTATTTAAAGAGCTGTGGGAATCAAGGCCACACAGATGTTTTGTAACTGGAGTAGAGTTAGAATTTTCTCATCACATCTGTTTCCATATACTAGGTAAAGGAGCATTCCCTAAGTACAGATTGAATCCAGACAATATTATTTTTGTTAACGCACAATACCATACTGATTGGCATACTATGTCAAGGGAGAAGCTATTCCAAAAAGATAACAGATGGGTATACGTTTTTAAGATGTATGACCTACTCAAACAGGCGTATCTGTCCGAAGGCCTATAGTGTGATTCTTGCACAGTCGAATGTGATTAGAGTCAAAATGTTTTATTTCTCCAGTTGCCTCAAGAGCCACTACCCAGACCGTGTTGTTCTGCATTCCGTAGTCCATGAGGAATAGGGCAATCCCATAACCTAACTCTGTCTCTACCCAAAGTATTTGTTGTATTTCATGTATATTCATTGTAACAAATTTAGGTGTATATTTGTTACATGAGAAATTCTTTAGCAGGATCTAAAAAAGGCAAGTCTGAATCAGCAAAATACTTTCAAAGTAATAAGTCTGCACGAGATAAAAAGAATGCCTACAATAAAGAGTATCACTCTACTTCTGAGAGGCGTAAGTATCGTTCAGAGTTGAACAAGGAGAACCGAAAGTCTGGGACATACGGTAACAAAGATGGCAAGGATAAAAGCCATACAAGACTAGGTAAAATTGTTTCGGAGGCTCAATCTAAAAATAGGGCTAGAAATGGGAAAGGCGGCTCTCCACGTTTGAAGTAACCGCCTCTCGTTGTTTAACTAAATATTTACTATAAAGGTCTTACATCGTATTGCCAGAACTCCTGTCCCTTCTTAACCATAACCTTAAATATATGAAGTTCATAAACATCTTTGTCATTGAACTTATACTTCTTTTGGAGTATGTCAAGAATAGGTTTAACAGCGTTGTCAATATCATTAGCCTTGTTTGAATAACCAACGATCAAAGTCATTGATACAGGGCCTTGAGGAAATTTAAATGGACGTAGTCGTAACAGGCATTCCTTTTCGTAAGCTTTGTATTCCTTAGATTTAAATCTTCTCCCCTGGAATGCTTGGTTTATTGATAATGGTTTAACGTCTACTCTCATTTCATTTTATATATCACATCTATAACTCTTTGTCTCGTTTCCTCATCATGAATAAATTCAAGAGCTTCATTTAAAGACTCAGTGGTTGTATCTGTGTGTACAAATTTAATAAAAGCAGGGTCAACTAATTCAATATCACCATCCATACTTTCAACAATGCCATTGGTTTCTCCACTAGAAATCCCCCAGCAGTGGAAATAACCAATCTTAGCATTGTCAAAATGTATGATTTCACGATCTCCTACGTCTCTGAAACAGGCTCTAGATTCAACTAGAATCCCATTCCAGTATTTAACCTTTCTGTACGTCCTCATTGATTATTAATAAGATGTCATCAACAGGCACGATACCCACATTGATATCATTCTCTGTTAGAAAATTAGCTTTACTTGTGTTAAACTTTATTCTATCTCCAACTTTGACATCATTAACTTCTGGACCTATAGAAGTTACCAGACCTTCATCCCATACTTCTTTCGCATTGAATTCAGTGTGTAGGATTTTTGATTTCACATCTTTCCTAGAAAGAACTGTGAATTTTACTCGATCAAATAGTGGTTCCATGTGTTTTTTTATTTAATGAATTTGTTTGCTAATAAAATTCCTGCTGTAAACGATACAGGAATGCCGACAATTGTCACTCCTTTCCAAAACATTCTTGTATTGTATTGAAATAAGAATAGATCTTCTGTTTCTTTTAGATCATTTTTAACTTTATCATTAATGGCTTGAATGTCACTAACTAATTGTTTCTGATCATCAACAATTTTGATATATGAATCATTCTGCTCATTTAGAAGATCAACTTGAATCTTTAAGTTATTAATTTCCTTTGTATTCAAATCAAACATATGTCTGTAATATCTCTCAGAGATTATTACTTTGTTGATCAATTTGACTTCTTGTCCATTAAGGGTTTTCAAAGTATCCAGACCTGTCCAAGCTGTCGAGTTGCTTAAGGTTAGCTGAGAGAATACTGAATTGCTCACTAGTAGTAGCACGATTAACAATTGATTTTTCATTTTTGTAGTTTTTAGTTGTGTTATTTTTTTCTTTTTGTATGTAGATGTATTCTACTTTTTTTTCACCAATCAGACTATTTAAAGAATCTATTTGATACTCATAATATTTTATATCATCCTCTCTCTTTTTCATTATCTCTTTTATCCTGTTCTCCAAAGGATCCTCTTTCTTTTCAACTTTATTAGGTTTAAATATTGATAAGAGGAATAATGTTAAAAAGAGAATAGAGAGTAGAGTTATGATTAAAATTAAATTTTCACTAAGACTCTTTAGTATTTTCTGAATCAGTTTCATCTTCTAATTGTTTTATATATTCTATAACTTTATGGTACTGATGCCAGTCTAAGTGGCATATCTGTTTGATGAGTTCCTCACAGTCTGACTGAGCTTTCTGATACATGTCCCCTCCCTCTATTTGAAACAATACAGAGGCGAGTAGTTTGTACTTCTTCTCAACGGCATCAACATATCTCTTTCCGATCATCTTGATTTCCTTCTCCCAGAATGGAGGTCCCATCTCGTCCGATAAAATTACGAAACAATTTGCGTGTAATACACTAGCAATTATCTGATGTTTTTTCTTATCTGTCAACATAGCTTATCTGTTTTTAATACGGTCAAGTAAGAATTTCTTGTAAGCGACAGCCTTTTCAAGTATGTTGTTAATAACATCCTCGGTATTTGACTGTAATGTTACAGGGATCAGAGCCATTTTAGCTTTGCCATCCATCCTTGGATCGTAAGAGATAAACATACCCTCTTTATTATTAGTGATAAGCATATTCATCTGCAACTGCCACCAGTAATTCTTATGAGCCTTTAACAGTTCAGCCTCATTCTCGATAAGGAGATTCTCAACGTGGTTCTCAGCGTTGTATGGGCATTTAACCTCAATAACTCCATACGTTGAGCATAAGCCATCGGGTGAGCCTCCTGCATGGTCTCCGTAAGCGATGAATCCAACCGACTCTACAGTAGACTCGACAAGTGATGAGTATAGTGATATGGCTTCTGCCTCATGATCAATACCCCAAGTTGTAGCTGCTGTCTCTGTAGTGTGTTCTATTCCTGTCAATTCCTCTGCGACCTTGGATTTGATGTAGGATTTTGTGGTTTCTGATAACTCGCCCCGTTCCCTAGCGTCTTTTGATTGGGGCTGGGTCATTAGCTTGTATATCTCGCTCGATGTGAATTTACCGAGTCTGGCATTGAACCAAGCTCTAGACCGCTGATCAGCGGCCTGTGCTTGTTCCTTTAATATCTCGTTCAATAGGTTATTCATTGTCTCCTCCTTTTTTATTTTTAGCTCTCGCCTTTTCAATTATTTCTTTCTTTTGTTCTGGGTCAATCATCACCGAGTCATCGGATAGTGCGGCCTCAAGTTCAACAACATTGGTTGTCTTGTCAAGGAGCCTCTCAATTTGATCATCGCTCATCTTAACGTACTCGACTGTCTTGTACTCTTCGTTGTCGATGTTGATTGCATGGTTAACCTTTTCTATTGAGTCAATTGCGAATGAGGATTTTGGAATAGACTTCCATCCTCTCTTTACAACAGTCTTACGAGCCATCTCCGCATAGTCAGTAGACCAAGGTCCGAAACCTTTTTTACCTGTCTCTGAACGCATCATGATGGTATCAATCTGTGGCTTCCACATTACCTCGAACAATCTCTCTCCATTGTGTAGTGTGAAGATGGCGTACACGGCTCTGATATCTGACACCTCGAAGGTTTCGCCCATCGGTACATGGTGAATGCTTTGAGCCGTTCCCTGTACAAGGTCAAAAATATCCCCCTTGTAAACAACTCCAGAAGATATCGACTTGATAATTCCAGAGTCAGCTATCAACTTAACCATGCCTTGATAAGATGGCATTAGCTTCGCCTGTCCTCTGAATGGAACTAAGTAAGCCAAGTTCATTACGGGGTTTAGAGATAGCTTTGTCAATGCACAGTTGTACACCGCCATCGCTATACTCTGTGGCTCAGAGTTAGCTAAAACAGAATTGTTGTTAGCGGCTTGAACGGCAAAGGACATTTCACGCATCAGCGTCTCCTCTCCTCCCATTAGTTTTATCATCTCTTCTCTCCGAGGTTCGATGAAAGGCATTACTGCCTGTTTTGTTATATTACTCATGTGTATAGAATTTACTTATTTGTGTTTGTCTGAATGACCACGCTAAATTACAAAATATTTTTTAAAAACAAATTATTTTTTGAATAAAAGTTTCTAACAACTCAATGTGTGGTTCGTGTTCGATTTTTATCTCTCGTCCATCCTCGCTGAATATTTCTTTTAACAGCTTTCTACGATCATCCACGTCCATCTTATGGAACGCAAGGTCGAAGGACAGGTAAGCCTTTTTATCATGTTTCAGCCCAGTCTTTGTTCGTATGGCATTTACCCTTTTATGAAGGGCGTCCAAGTACATGAACTTCTCTGCTCTCGTTTTGTAAGTCTTAGCTCTACGAGAAGATTTTCCCATTGTTCCTTTCATCTGTTCTTTCAATAGCTTTTTTTATGTTTGCCCATTCCTCAATGTCCGAGGATGTGAACTTTGGCTTACCATAAAACAAGGACAGCATTCTACCCCTGTCTTCTTTACTAAGATTCGGTCTGAAGACACTCAGCACCTTCTTCGGCACAATGTCTCTCTCGGCAAAGTAGAGAGTCCAGTTAGCCCTTATTCTGTGAATTGATTTCATC